TAAGTGGGATTTTTTCCGAAGAAATAAATTAACGTTTGTTTGCAATAACACTTTTGGCTATAAAAACCATATTCCTGACGCCAAGAAAATGGTACAACAACGACATATAGGGAGCATTATAAATGATATAAAAAACACCAAAGTGCGACATATAGGGAGTGTTTTATAAATACTTGTTATTAAATTAGTTATAAAGAAAAAGGGGACTATTCTCACGAACAATCCCCTTTTAACTAAAACAAATCAATTCAATTATTTCAACAATCTAATAAAAGCGTTTCTATAGTAGTATTTTGTAGATTCTATTTGCCCCCACCAGACAAAGCGATAAGTCTGTCCTCGATGGTCTTTTTGGTCTCTGTTGCAACGTCAAGGGTTGTTGCCTGTAATTTTGGAGCAATATAAGCAGTAAACCTCTCCATTGCTTGTATACGTTCTTTAGGTTCAAGACTTGCTAAGTCTTTCTCAAATAAGTCAGAGTCATAGTAACTGCCAGTAACACTTGCAAGAATACTTCTTACTTTTCCTGAAACTTTGTTTGGAGTTCCAGCAACACGACCACCTGTCTTCGCTATTCCTTTAGGTCGTCCCCCTTTCTTCTTTTCAGTAGTCATATTATTTGGTGTATTAAAAGTTAAACTAACCATGCAAAAGTAATGTGTTATTTTCGCAGAAAATAGATAACTTTTAATAGACAACGCAATATGGGATTAATCGGAGCAGCAATTGGTGCCGCTGGTAGTATTTTTGGAGGTATCAGTGCATCAAAAGCAATGAGGAAGATGAAAGCCAATGTAGAGGCGCAGAAAAAAGCCAACCAAGACTGGTTTGACAGACGTTATAACGAGGATGCAACACAGCGTGTAGATGCTCAGCGTATCTTAACTATGACAGAGGAAAGTATTAAGAATCGCAATAGAGCCGCACAGGGAGCAGCTGCCGTGATGGGTGGTACAGAAGAAAGTGCCGCTGCGACAAAGGCAGCAAACGGTAAAGCTCTTTCTGATGCAACCGCACAGATTGCCGTTAATGGTGAACAGAGAAAAGACGCAATCGAAAATCAGTTTCAAGAGCGTGATACTTCGCTTAACAATCAACTCAACGAGATTGAACAGAACAAGGCTAATGCTATTGGGCAAGCTGTTCAAGGTGTTACTGGTGCAGCTGGTAATATTCCATTCTAATTCAAAACGAAGAATATGAGTGCTATAAATGATATTTTAGGTAAGCCTGCCCCTATGTCACAGCCGCCACAGCCTGCAAGTCCAGCTATAGGAGTGAAAACGGAGACGGCTTTAGGTGCTGCAGGTGTAGCGCAGCAGAGAGCCGAGAATGCCCACTTGAGGGAAAATGGGGCTGTTCCGACAACTCAGGCTGGAAATATTAGCGGTAACAACACCGCACCTTCTATTGTAGCTCCAGCTGCTTCAAGTGTAGAGCAGAGTGTAGCTGTTAAGGAGGATAAAATAACTCCTGCAAAGACTGCAACGCCAACACGTATGTCTTACACTGATATGTTTACGAAACTCAATCCGTATCAACCTCCAACACAAGAAGAGTTGGTTAATGAGCGGAAGAAAGAGAAACGTGAGAAAGTATTCTCTGCTATTAGTGACGGTATATCAGCACTATCTAACCTTTATTTCACAACAAAGTATGCTCCTAATATGTATAGGCATGAGAACTCACAATCTGCTAAGACGGAAAATAAGTGGGAAAAGTTGCGTGCAAACAGAGATGCGCAGCAAAATGCGTATATCAGAAATCTTATGGCAGCAAGGCAGGCAGACGACGAAAGAAAGGATAAAGATAGAAATTGGATGCGCCAGCTTGGTATAGATTTGTACAACCAAAAGAAAGATGCTGCAGAAATCCAATACAAGAAAGATCGTGATGCAACTAAGGATGACCAATGGCAAAAAGACTATGACCAACGAGATAGTCAGTTTACTAAGAATATGGAGCACAAAGGAAAAGTTTTAACGGAAACAGAACGTTCACATAAGGCAAATGAGGGACTGCAAGGCGCAAAGATAGCCGAATATGGTCGTCATAACAGAGTAAGCGAAGAACAAGGCGCTGCAAAGATTAGTCAAGCTGAACGTCATTTTAGGGCAACGCACAATGCTGATGGCACGACTAAGGGCTCTGCGAAAGACAATGGTTACCACCTCACTATAGGCGGAAAGACTTACACGTATGAAAATAAAGACGATTACGAAAAAGCTGTAGTAAAAGAAGCGAGGAAGCGTGGCATTAGTCTGACGTGGGGTACTTCTAAGAACAAGTATACTGGTGAGACAACTGGAACTCCGAAGTTCCGCACAATAGTTGGTCTGGCAAGTGAACTTGAGGAGAAGTTCGGCGGAGAACCTAATCAAGCTAAATCAACTTCGACAGGAGGTTTCAATGCAAACAATTATCGTCGTAACAAAACAAAGCCTACGGCAAAGCAAACCACAACAAATAAACCACCGTTAAATTAATACATTATGCCAAATAAGGTAACATACACTATCACAACATCTGACGGCAAAGAACATCAGGTATCTAAGGAAAATATCGATAAGTACGGTATTCAATCGTATGCAGATGCATACAAGGGTGCTACTATTCGTATGCGTGATGCGCAGAAGGGCGATTATGACATCCCTTTACAGCATTTCGATAATGCGAGAAAGCAAGGACTTCATGCTTTCTCGCTTGAGCATATGCCTGTTCAGAAGCAGGCTGTGGCGAAACCTACACCTACTTCAACAGCAAAACCAACTTCAAGCCCAAGTGTACACCCTCGACAGAGCACACCGCAAGGTAGTAAGCCGCTTTTGTCAGACTCATTTGGAAAAGGAACTGGAACTGATTTCTTAAAGCCTAAGCCTGTAGGTTATAATCTTTCAGAAGAACACCGCAATGAAGTTCTTGGAGAGCAGGCAAAGCGTAGTGCTACTCCATCAAACCCACATGTACAACGTACTATTCAGTTAGGGAATGAAGCTAAGGCAAAGCGTGTAGAGCGTGAACAGAAGCGTTTTGGTAAACCGACAATTGCTAAAGCCTTTGATGATGCTGTGCATGGTGATAAGAAAGCGGCAAAAGAGTTGGGCATGCCGCAGGTTATGCAACAGAAGAAAGACGAGATTGATTACATGCAGGCAACAGGGAAAGAATTACGCAACCCTGTTGACGCTGGATTGACATACGATGAAAATGGAGATGTAGTTCATTCTATGTTTGCTCCAACGGTAGCACGTGACGAGCATGGAAACATTGTTACAAATGAGGCGGGAGAGCCTCTTGTAGGGATTTCGTCAGATGAAGCACGTGCAAAAGCATACGGAGATAGTGTACAGACAGGTATCGAGGCACAACGTGAAAAAGACAAGGTTGATAATCTCTACAAAGATGCCGTTGAGAGTGTAAATGATGCCTTTGACGAAGATTACAAAAAGAAAGAGGCTTTCAGAAAGGAACATCCTTTTTTGGGAGCAGTAAGTGATGCACTTGAGGGATTTAGCAATCGAGGGAATGCCCTACAGTATACTCCAGAAGGTGCCAAGCCAGGGCTTTCTGCTCTTGGCATGTTGTCGAAAGCTGCGACTGTAAAGAATAACGCAGATAGATATGGAGACGCTGGTACTCTAAGCCGTCTCTATGGTGGTATCATGGCAGGTTTGACAGATGTAGACACATACGACTTTGGAATAACTGACACATTCAACGCAGCTAATCTTTATCGTGCTGCAAAGAACTATGAAGAAGGTAAAGCTACCGCTAAAGACAAGATGCTTCTTGATGCAGCAGCTATTGCCAATAACGTCCAATCAGAAGCCTCTGATAAACTTGGCGGTGCATTTGGAGCAGGTCAGAACCTTGTCGGTACTATTGGGTTCATGGCACAAATGGCTACAAACCCAGCCTCTGGGGTAGGCAAAGAAGCTGCTGCAAGCGTTGCTAAAACTGTTGCAAAGAGAGCACTGCAGAAGTTTGGTAAAGGAGCAATAGCAAAAGCTGTCACAGGACTTGCTAAGGGAGCAACACGAGTGGGTATGGATGCTGTAGAAGCAGGTGTTGTTACTGGTATGTATAGTCCAACAAAGATAGTAGGCGATTATCTTAATCGAAAGACAGGTGATGTGCAATCCGATGGTAAGGGCGGTTACATCTTCCAAAACAAGGAATATAGTGATGTAAAGGCACTCGCTAAGGCTATCAATGGTCAGTACGCTGAGAATATCTCTGAAATGTGGGGCGAATATCTGCCTGGTGTTGGTAAGGTAAATGCAGCGATTGGTCGTGGTGCACGTAAGATTGGTTTAGGAAAGGTTGTTGATGCCTTTGAGCACATGAGTTCATCTAATTGGGCGAAGACATGGAAAAACTTCCAAGAGAGAACCAAGTGGAACGGAATGGCTGGAGAATACTTTGAGGAGGTTGCAAACAACCTATACAATGCTGTTACCAATGGAGACATGACACTCGATACAGACCCACACACTGGAGTGTTCAACCCAAAGATAAATCTTGATACGTTCTATAGTGTTGCTCTGATGAGTGGTATAATGAGCGGAGTTAACACAGCAGGTTATGCAAGAGAACGCTACAAGGCACCACACGAGCAGCACAAAGCAGACGCACAAGCACGTTCTGTTTTTGGTGAGCGTTGGGATGAATACAAGAACGCTATTGATAACGCTGATGAAAAGCAGATAGGTAGTGTAATGGAGAAAATTGGCAGTGATAAGTCTTTGTCAAGCGCTCAGAAAATTGCAGCCTTACAATATCAATATCGTACTGCTGTTGTGCATGGTGTTAACGCACAAGACACAAAGAATAAGCTGGAGGGTCAATTTAACGCAATGGACGAAGCCTACAGTATGGGCTATAACTTGCAAGATGAAAAGGAACTCAACAATACTGCTATTCTTTATGACGAGGCAAAGAAACAAGCGACAAAAGCTACTGGGTGGGGTGAAGATACCCTTGAAAGTATGATAGGCGAAGATGGCGGTGCGTCAACTTTAGCCTATATGAAGCGTAGTGATGAGTTCAACGACGGACAGCTACAAGCGTTTACCGACTATGCCAATGCACGTGCAGCCTATAATGGCATGATTCAGCGTGTGAAAGATGATATTGACACAAAAGTACACGAAAGTGAGCTTGTGGTAGACCAGCGTACTAACCTTGATACTGGTGCCATTCACCCAGCAACGATGAAAGTTGATGATAGACAAGTCTATATTGTCAATGGTAATGTTGTAATGCTCCCTGATGGTAGTGGTGTTGATCACGAACACTCTGATGATTTCGTTGTCTTGCGTGATGCCGAGACTGGAGAACTTGAAACAGCAGACCCTTCTGCAATCTTCAAGGTGGATGCACCTATTAATGTGCAAGAGGAGAAAGAGGCTACAACAGACAATATCCGTCAGACATTTGCACAGCAGCAGGCTGATAAGATTGACGGAAAATTAGAATTCAAGCAAGGTGATACCTATTCTATCATAGACAAAGAAGATGGTACGCAACACTCTTTGTCTATAATTGGTGATGCAATAGACGAAAAGACAGGACAGGTTAATCCTGAAATGGTGCTTGTTGATATTGATGGAGCTCAGCAGCCTATCCTGTTGCCAAAAGAACAAGTACAGCAGCAGGTTGATGAGGCACGTCGAGCAGCCGTTGCAGCAACGCAGGTTGTAGAGAACGCACCAACTGCCAATACTAATAATACTTACAGCATAAACGATGAGGTTACGCTCTCTGATGAGAATGGAAATGCTGTTCGTGGAAGTATAACAGCCCCTGAGAATGAAGATGGTAAGTTTGAAGTCTACACAGAGCAGCCCATTAATGGTAAGAAAGTAAATCTGTTTAGTGCAGAAGAACTTGACGCTATTACAAAAGCGCCTGAAACCGTTGCAGAAAATGCAACAGTTCAGCAGCCTCAACAGCAGGAAGAGACTGAGGAGTCTGTAGAAAAGGAAACCCCAAAGCAGCAACCAACAGCTTTGGATCGTATTCCTAAAGACGAATCTGGTCAGCCTCTTTATGAACAGGCAGAACCTGAAACAGCATGGGATGCTATTGTAGAGCAGACGGAAGGTGACACGAGTATGGCACAGACTGTTGCCGATGATATGGTGTCAGATTTGGAAGCTGGTGTAAAAAAGGCTGAAAAGACCAAAACAAAGAGTGGTGGCAGTATTGCCGAGAAGATTGCAGCAGAAAAAGAACGTGCTGCGGTTATTGAACAGGCAAAGGCAACACTTGCACATTGGAGAAAGATTGCTGCTGTTAATCGTATGCGTGAAGCTGCAATACAAGCAGAGGAACAGCGCAAAGCTGATGAAGTGGCACGTGTACGTAAGGAACAGGAAGAGAAAGAACGTGTAGAGCAAGAAGAAGCAGAACGTATCAAGCGTGAAGCTCTTAATGGCGTACCCGATTTTGTAGAAGATAAGGCAACCGATGCACGAGCAAGAGGTTACAGACGTGTTAATGGAGATAAGGTCGATAGACAAGAGCCTATTAACGCAACGAAAGGTAAAGAAGTACAGGTTAAATTTGATGATGATAACATTCCAACAGGACACGTTGCAATCATTGAAGCTAATCAGTTACAACCAAGCCATAAGAATGGGCAACGGAATCCACAGCACTTCATTGACGAGGCACAACCAAAAGAGCGCAAGGACGATGCAAGTGTAGGCGCAGCACGTAAGATTGCGGCAAATATTCGCCCAGAAGAAATCACATCATCTGTAACAGCTTATACTGGTGCACCAACAGTGAATAGTCGTGGAGAGGTTATTCAGGGCAATAATCGAAGTGCGGCACTTCGTGAGATGTGGGATAATCATCAGGAACAAGGTGATAAGTACAAAAAGTATCTCATTGATCATGCAGAATCATTTGGTTTAAAACCAGAAGACATTGCAGTAATGGATAAGCCAGTACTTGTTAATATGCTTGATGTGAACGATGATGAAGCTATTTCATTAGGTCAATTTGTAGCAAGTGATACAGAAAGCGGAGGTACAGAGCGTATAAAGCCTAAGAATGTTGTTAAAAAGCTTGGTGACAAGATGAAGAACTTTGCAAACATTCTTTTGCGAGCTAATGACGAGAATATCTCTTTTGCAGAGCTTGTTGATAGTAATGGTGTGGATGCTTTGAAATGGCTAAACGCTAATGGAGTGATTAGTCCAACACAGTATAAGAGTGCATTTGATAGCAAAGGCAACATTACTGCAGAAGCAAAGAACGATATCAAGGGTATTATGTACCAGAGTATCTTCGAAGGTGGTAATACACAGCTTGAGGAGATGTTTAATGCGCTACCAGCAAAAGCACAGAAAGCAATTCTTGCAACGGCATATCGTGATTATGACAGTCCACAAAGCGAACGTATGATAGGGGATATTCAGGACTCTATCATGGCATATTATGCTCTGTCACATGATAGCATGTTTATGAATGCAAAGAATCATAAAGATGCACGTATAGCTGTCGAAGCATGGAGAAGACAACTTGCTTTTGACGATGTTACAGGAGAAAGTTATCTTCCTGCAGAAAAATATAGTAACTTTGTATTATTGCTTGCGACTATGTACAAAGGCGATAATCAGTCACTCATACAGGGTACGTTCAATAAGATGTACGACCTTATACAAGGTACACAAGAAGAAACCCTGTTTGAGCAGCCTGATAATACACCACGTTCACTTGCACAGGCAATCAAAGAAACATTAAATATAGAATATAATGGACAACAAGGAAGCAATGTATTGGCTGGCGATAATTCAGCAAGCCAAGAAGGGAGAACAGGAAGCAATGGAGATACTACGCCAAGAGGACGAAGTGAGAATATCGATGGGGCAGAAGCCAATCAAGGAGGAACTGAAGGAGATACTGGAAGAAGCGGAAGTGGACAAAGCAGTGGAGGCAGCCAAGAAGAGGTTGCAGCAGAAAACTCACATTTAACGAAAAAGGAGGCTGCTGATTTTATAGCTCAAATGGAATTGGGTGCAGATGTAGCACAAGAAATTCCGTTAACAATAGAAAATTGGGATAAAGAATTTGGAGAAGATGGCATAGTTTCCACCCCTATTGGTGACGTTAAAATGGGCGAGAACCAATTTGCAAAACTTATGCGAGCAGGTCGTAATGGCAAATTGGGAATGCTAAAACCAACGTTGGAATATCCAGATGCCATTGTAGAAGAAAATAGTAAAGCAAAGGAGGGAACGCATACAGAACGACCATCTTCTTTCATCTTTATAAAGTCTTTCAGGAAGTCTGACGGAACACGTTATTACTATTTCACGTCAATAACTGTTAGTGTTGATGGGAAAGAAGTCGTTGTTTCCAATCAAGAAAAAAGCCGTAACAGAATATTACGGCTCTTGATGGAGGGTAGTGTTATTTGGCGCACTCCGAAAGATGCGACTACTTCTTCGGCTGAGAAGCAAGGTTTGGACTATGTTCACCCTGATAAAGCCGAGGGCGAGACAAAGGGCTCGGTAATAACTCCTCAAAACACTCCTTCTGTTGGCAAAGATAAGCAATCTTCTGCTACAAAGCAAGAAATTGTAGACAATTATTTAGAAAAGCCTGCAAATGGTGAAGATTTGTTCGCAAAGGCTGAACGTGTAGCAGAAGAGGATAAAGCTAAGCGTACACGTAAAAAAGAGGAAGCAAAGGTTGACACCAATCCGACCGAGGCACAGAAAGAAGCTGGTAACTACAAGAAAGGTCATATCAAGGTAGATGGCTTCAATGTCACTATTGAACAACCTAAGGGCAGTGTTCGTCGTGGTAAGGATGCAAATGGCAAGGAATGGGAAACCGAGATGCACAACACCTACGGATATATTCGAGGCACGGAAAGCGTTGATGGTGATCATATCGACATCTTCTTGTCAGATAACCCAACAGAGGGTAACGTCTTCGTTGTAGACCAAGTAAATAAAGATGGTTCTTTCGATGAACATAAGGTAATGTACGGATTCTCTGATATGGAAAGCGCAAGGAAAGCATATCTTTCTAATTATGAAGAGGGATGGCAAGGCTTGGGCAACATTACAGAAGTTAGCAAGGAAGAATTCAAGAAGTGGATTGATAGCAGTAAACGCAAGACAAAACCGTTTGCAGAGTATTCTACTGTCAAGACGCAAGGCGATGTGCAGACTAAGAAGCCGACAGAAACCGAAGATTTTGCTCGACAAGATTTAAAAGAACTCGAAGATTTCCAAAAGAACACAGATACAACAGGGCGTACTACAATAGATGTAGATCGATACGAGGCAGAAGATTTGTTTGCACCATTGTTGCTTGACGGCAAGACCTCGAGGCTGGGTGTTTTAACCGTAGTGCCGGACAAGATAACCGACCCGAGCGGACAGATTGCTGTGTATGACTATTCTGACGAAATAGACGAAAAGACGAACAGTGGCTGGCAGAAGTGGGGAGACCTTACTGATGAATATAATAAGACGGTAGATAGCAGCGATAAAGCCCAAGAGCGAGGAGATACTGCGACGTTAGGTTTTACGAGTGTTGATGCAGCTTTGAAGTTCTATGATTGGTTGAATACAGATGGGCACGAATATCAGGAAAACGGTTCATTACAGTATTCGACAGAAGATTTAACCAATAACACTACAGCAAAGCGGTTAGCCACAGACACCATCTTGTCAGCCTTAAACAAGGCAGGTATAGAAGTTGTGCGTGCTACTGATGAGCAAGTGCAAGAGTTGCTTGCCAACACCCATGCAACCTCCCTACGCACCCCACAAGGCACTATTTACGGCTGGGCAGTCGATGGCAAGATTTATCTTACAGAAGCAGGCATAAACCCTGACACGCCAATCCATGAGTACACGCACTTGTGGGCAGAAGCGATGATGTCAAAGAATAAGCAAGGTTGGAATAATATAAAAACATTGCTTAAAGGTACTTCCGTGTGGGAAGAGGTCGTTTCAGATTCTAATTATTCCAATATTACGAACAATGAAGATGCTGTTGCAAGTGAGGTTTTGAGTCGCATCAGTGGCAGAGAAAATGCAGCGAGAATGGAATCAGAAGCACAGAAAGTCATAGATGAAGACAAAGATGTTTTTGAAAAAGCAAAATCTGTAACATTGCTAAACCGAATAAAACGTGCATTGGATATGTTTTGGAAATGGGTAGGTAAAGAACTGTTCAAGATAAAGAAATTTGGTTCAATTAACGAGGTGACAGATAGGGTACTATATGACCTTATGCATAGCACAAAACTTAACTCTAATGACAAATCCCTTATAGGTGTGCATAACATATCGGAGCAAAAGCTTCGTAAAGTTTTAAAGCAAGGAGGATTTGCTAATCCGTCTATAGCTGTTATTGACACAGATAAGCAGGTGCATAATGATTATGGGGAAATCTCTCTCATTTTGCCATCTCGTAAGATTAACAAGTCTACAGGTAAAAATGCAGGAACGTTCGAGGGCGATGCATGGACACCTATGTACCCTGTTGTCGAAAAACAAATAAGTAGCGATGGCGGAATAACGATGCATAACGACATCAATGCCGTGCCAAAGGATATGCAGAGTAAAGTCCGTAATGCATTAAATAGATGGTTAGAGAATGGCTCGGACACTGATTTATCATACCTTTACTTATTCCAGCAAGGGAAAGCTCCGCAGATGATTGTCGAAAAGCCAAAATACAGCAATGAAGTTCACAAGACTCTAAACGATATTATGTTTGGCGTTAATAGCGTTTATAATTTATCAAAAAATGAAATAAAGAAAATAGTAGAACTTTACATTCAAACCGAACTTGATGGAAACATTAAAGAATATAATGAAGCAATTCAAAGAAAAATTTCAAAATATGAAGAGCTAATTAAAAGAGGTAAACCTAACTCTTTGCGATATAGAGTTGCAGATAGCTACTTAGAAGATATTGAGAAATATGGATACCCTCTTTCTCCTTTAATCAACTTTGTAAATGATGTGCAGAGAGATAAAATTAAGCAAGGAAGCAAAAATGCACAAAAGACTCTTAACACAGCAAGTCAAATCATAAAAGATGCTGGTCTTGAAAAAGATTTTAAGAACTGGGTAGAGGGTTTAAATAATCGTTACCAAACAAAAGAGGTTATTTTTGACGGCTTTACTCCAACAGGCAAACGTAGATATATCCCTAATACGTTAGAGAATGTATCTAAAATTATGAAAAAACAGGGACGACAAGCCTCTGCAGGGATAAGCATATCATTTTCCAACTTTGCTGCAGCCGTAATGAAAGCAAACGGAAGTCTTGATAATATCAGAAAGAAGAAAAGCAAACTCACAAATGAGCATAAAGATATAGAAGACTTTGAAGAAAAATGGAAAGAAGTATATTTCGACTTAGCAATGAAATTACAGCCAAATGCGAATATGTTTGATGATTACGGATTTGCACGCTTACAAGAGGCTGCGAATGAGAAAAACCCGCAAACATACATTAGAAATGTTTATGGGATAACGCTATCAGAAGAAGATGTTCAGAAGTTACAAGACTTGGTGGAAGCTATTCGAGAAGAAAGACCGGCGTTGTATTTTGAAACAAAATTTGAGCGTCCTGTTATTCTCAATGAATTCTCTAAGGCTGTTGTACCAGAAGACCTCTCTGATGATTTGAAAAAGACATTAAGAGATAATGGTGTAGAAGTATTCACATATAAGCGAGGAGATATTGAAGAAAGACAAAAAGCAACTCAGGAGGCTGCTTACAGCAGTAATGATATAGCTTTTCAAGTAATAGATAACAGCAGAGATTCTGAACTAATTGCTATCAACGAACAGTTCAATAGAGAACTGGCAGAGCTGACGGAAGAAAATGCACAATCGAAACGATTAAAGTTAGGTTATCCTTCACCTATGCTGTCGGCTGCAGGTGTTCCTGATAAGCCTATCATTCTCTATGGTAATAAGCTTTTGAAGAAATCAAAACTCCATAATTTTGATGTCAAGGAGCTGCACAATCTGCCTCTTGCCATGCAAAACCCTATTGCAGTATTTGAGGGTAGTCATCCAAATAGTTTTGCTACGCTATTAGAAATCAAGTTAGGAGGACACAATACACTTGCAAGTATAGAAGTAAATAAGAAGGGAGAAGCTGACTTTAATTTCATTTCCTCTTTGTTTGGCAAAGAGAGCAAAGGTGTAACCAAGTGGATATTGGACGGAAAACTATTAAGCGTGGATAAAGAAAAAGCCCAATCTTATATAAGCGCTTCTGCTCTCAATGCAGATGCCACATATAAAAATGAGCTTTCTTCTGCTGCAAAGATAGTGAAAGATTTTGTAAATCCTGTAATACAAGACGAAAATCTTTTGCGTGATGATACAGACACTCTTTCAGACATTGAATACGAAGATGGAAATTTTAGTGAGCTTACAGCAGAAGAGCCACTCTTTAATGTTTCTTCATCCATCAGAAGTCTTATAGAGGGTAATTTGTTTAGCGAAGTAGATTTTAGTGATTCACCAAATAAGAATGTGAATCAAGCAATTTCTAAACTTACAGACGACGAACTCTTAAAGGAAATCGCTAAAGGTGATAGCAAAGAATGGAACTTCTACATGGAAGAATATGATCGTCGCCATAATAAAGAGTTTCAGGAAGCTGTGGAAAGGTACATGAACTCGCTTGAGGACGAAAAGACCTCATTAGATACTGCGTACGGCTCATATGTCAATGTTGCAAAGAATTGGTCCAATGGCGGTTATCATACGACAGAACGCACTTTACTGCGTGCTCAACTTGATGCAATTGAGGATTATGTAAGTAAAAAAGAGAGCGAACAACTTTCAAGCGTAGAAAGCGAGGCTTACCACCAAGCTAAAGAGACTGTAAGAAAAGTGGGCTACGACCTTACACGTCTGCGTCTACGTCCTTTAGAAGAGGGCGAAGTTTGTCACGTAGAACGTAGATATACAGAAAGTAACGGTTTTAGTTTTACAGGAAAGGAGCATATTGAAAGTATTGAGGATATTGCATATATCTTCAAACAGCTTGAAACATCATCTGTCGAAAACTCGTTTCTGGTGTTGATAAAAGATGGAACCCCAACAGTCCTTCACCTCTCTATTGGCTCATACGCTACAGCCTTAGCTCCTATCGAACAAGCTATTGTGGCGGCTGATGCTATTAATCCAGATAAGGTGTTGTTTGTTCACAACCATCCAAGTGGAAACATATCTGCAAGTAAGCAAGATATGGATGTGCAAAAGAAGATGAAAGAAATCTTTGGAGGGAAAGTGATGCCAGCAATCATTATCAATACCACAAGTGGCAAATTTGGTATGTTCTCAGAAGACGGAAGGCTTGAAGATGGAAATATGCCTTTGCCTGATGAACATAATAATATCCCTATTAATGTATATCAGTTTAGTCAGCAGGTATTTGCAAAAGACTGGAACCCTGAGTTTGCTTTCAGAGCTGTAAGCCCAGAAAGTATTGCAGAGTATGTTAGTAGTCATCGTCTTGGCGAACACAAGAAAATGAGTCTTATTATCCTTGATCAAGCTGGTCATGTCACAGGAAACGTATTCCTTCCATGGACAAAGTTAACAGATGTAGATAGTCATAAGAATATTATGCAAATAATCTCTTATGTCAATCAGATGGGTGGTCGCTCTGCTATCTTATATGGAAATTATGAACTTGGAGAGGATACACGAGATACTAATAAATCTATCTTTAAGATTAAGACCGCATTTTCTAATAGCGCCTTACACCTCATGGATGTTATCAATATTGATGATAGCGCACTCGATAGAGGCGCCATGGAAGAAGACGTTGAATATGGCAAGCGCAATCTTGATGAAGAAAAATATCGAGAAGGCTATGGTTCATATACTAATAGTGAGTTGAGCTTTATCAATGACCCAGTTGCAAAAATGCTTGGTAAGAGCAATCGTACCGAGGAAGACCACAAGGCTTTTGCGGAAAGGGAACGCCAGCGCATGATAAGTCGTATAAATGAACTTGCAGACAAGTTACATCTTGATAATATTGAAACCGTTACAGATAGTAACAGCTTACAGGGGAAGAAAGCTAAGGCAAAAGGATTCTATTCTAAAAGTAGTGGAAAAATCACCATCGTTATCCCTAATCATGCAAGTGTAGAAGACGCAGAGAAGACACTGCTACATGAGGCTGTAGCGCATTATGGACTAAGAAAATTGTTTGGTGAACACTTCGAAACGTTCCTTGATAACGTTTATCAGAATGTTGAACCAGAAATAAGACGTATTATAACAAGTCAAGCGGCAAATAACAACTGGGATTTCCGTACAGCAACAGAAGAGTATCTTGCAGGACTGGCAGAACGAACAGACTTCGAGAGGGTTCATTATGCAATATGGAATAAGATAAAAAGTTTATTCTTAAAGATGTTGCATAGTATCGGTTTTGAGGGCTGGTCAGCTACAGAATTAAGTGACAATGAACTTCGTTATTTGCTATGGCGTAGCTATGAAAATATGAAAGAGCCAGGTAGATATCGCAGCATATTAGGTGAGGCAGAAGACATAGCAAAGCAAAATGAGTTAAAGGTTGGAAACTATGATCAGCAGGACACTAATTCTTCTAATGTAGCTGAAAGTAAGACTGAGACAGAGAATACCTTATATCGTCAAGGTTCAAATGGTCAGTCTCCTTATGATATTTACGAGAATGCCGTAAAAGACAGTGGTACGCAGACAATGTTAGGAGCATTGGCACGTACTGTCTTTAGCAAAGATGCTCGCACAAGGTTTAAGAACAAGTTTGCTGAAAGCTATTTCGATTATAGCCGAAGCATTAAGCAATTACAAGACGCTATCGAAGAGAGTTTAGGTGTTAAGTTGGATAGCTATGAGGACGTATGGCGGACGCTTAATGCAAAGGGTAGTGCAGATGCACAAGAAGTAAACCTTGCTATGTTACGTTATATTGCACCATTAGCCGAGCATATCGGATATATGATAAAAGGTAAGAGCCTTAATGGTGAAGCCTTAACGGTGGATGATGTAGAAAAGTATATGAATGCCGTTCATGGTATAGAACGTAATAAGCACATGCAAGAAGCAGCCTTTAGAGATAAGCTGATAAAGAAGCTAAAATCAGAAGGCTACAGCAACGATGAAAGCGAAGCAATAGTTGAAGCTGAGTTGGATAATATTCGCAAAGGCAATGGTAGCATGTATATGGACATATACGATAATGTACGCAAGGACTATTCGGGTTTGACTGCATTGTTTGGCGATGAAGTAGAAGATGTAGACAATATAGATGAGTTGGAAGCAGCAGCAACGCAATACGCTAACGACTTTGGAAAAACTGTCGGAATGGACAAAACTTTAGAGTTGTGGGATAAAGTTAGGGCACTCAACGACTTTTCATTACGCAAATCCTATTTGAGCGGTTTGATAAGCAAAGCACAATATGAAGGTGTGAAGCAGATGTTTCAATATTACGTTCCGCTTCGCGGCTGGCATGAGGGTGCAGCAGGCGACATCTATGAATACATCTCACGAGGTGAACGTGCAGGAATGTTAGAAAGCGCACTTAAGGTCGCTAAAGGCCGCAAGAGTCGTGCAGGTGATATATTAGGAACAATGGCAGCTATGGCAAACACGGCTATTGTACAGGGTAATAGAAATCTTGTCGCACAGAAGTTTCTAAACATGGCACTAAACTATGGTGAGAAGAGCGGACTACTTATGGTAGGTAAGCAATGGTATGAAGAGAGTGCTAACGAAGAACTCATCCCCCTATTCCCAAATCTCCATGACGGTATGACGGTACAAGAACAACAAGACGAAATAGAACGTTTTGAGAAAGACATGGAAGAAAAGCGCAAGGCAGGAAGGGTCAGAGAGTTAAGGAAAGGCTTCAATAAGGAAGTAGGCTTGCGTATGCCGAAGTGGCAAGAGCAAGAACATTGTGTGCGAGTACTGCGCAACGGCAGGGAGCATCAGGTGTACGTTCTTGGCAATCCAAGGGCAGCACAAGCTTTTAATGGGTTGCTAAATAAACAAGCAAAATCAGATATATTGAGAGATGGTTGGACAGCATGGATGCGTGCGAAAGCAACTATGCAAACAAGCCTTAGCCCTGAGTTTGTCTTTAGCAATTTCCAGCGTGATATCCTCACCGCTGGAACGGGAACATATATTAAATTTGGACGTAAGGCAGGAGTAGAGTTTGCTAAGAACCTTACAATGCTTAACCCTATGGCAGGGATGAGCGAGGGACGCGCAGGTGGTATCTTCACTCTTATTCATCGCTATAATAAAGGTACACTCGATATGAGCAACGAAGTAGAACGCATGTTTGACGAGTTCGTTCGCAATGGTGGTATGACAGGCGTTAGCGTCATAGAGGGCAAAGACGAATATCAAAAATCCATTAATAAGGCAGTGAAGCGTATCAAGCAAGGTAAGTTAGACATGGGACGTCAAGCAATTCATGGTTTAGCCGATGCTATAGAATTTATGAATAGCGGTGTAGAGAACTCCACTCGCTTTGCAGCCTACATGGTAAGTCGAAAGACCTTAGGCAAGAGCGTGACAGAAAGTGTGTTTGACGCTAAGGAAGCCAGTGTGAACTTCAATATGAAAGGTAGTGGTGCTTGGCTAAACCTATGGATGCGTAGAAACATCATGTATGCCAACCCAGCTATTCAATCATTACGAATGTTAGGTACGTGGTATGATGCAAGCCCAAAGCGTTTCATGGGGGTGTTATCCACAATCATAGCAACGAGTGTCACTATGGCAATGTTATGGGCAAGCGTTGGTGCAGGCGATGGCGATGACGACAATGATTGGTATAAGCTCAGTGAATGGAATAGATACAACTATCTAAACGTTTGGACAGGTAATGGCTATGCGCATTGGAGTTTACCACAAGAGTTTAGACCGGTATGGGCATTAGGACAAATAGTGTTTGACTGGCAGAGGGGCATGGTAAGTAAAGAGCGAGCTATCAATTCGATGATGACGCAGCTAAATAATCTTAGCCCGATGGCTTTCTTCTCAGGCGGTATGGACAGTAAAGACAGCTATTGGAAGACTGCCATACGTGCATGGACGCCAACTATTGCAGCTGACTTTTCAGACGCTTATGTATGGAATGAAAACTTCTTAGGACAGAAGATAACCAACCAAGAGGACTATAACATAGACTCTCCCGAATTCCAGCGAGCAGGTAAGAATACTCCTCACTGGGCAGTCTCTTTGAGCAAGCAGTGGAACAACGGTACAGGCGGAGCAGAGAATAGAAAGAGTTATTGGGACAGCTCAGCAATCAACCCAAGTGCACTATACTATCTTGCCCAGCAGCAGTTAGGCGGTTTAGGTACGATGGTAACCAAACTCAGTAAGGCATACGAACAGTTGGAAGATCCCAATGGAGAGTTAGAAGCTAAGAACATACCGTTCGTATCGAAAGTTTGGGTTTCAACCGAAGACAAGCAATCCAAGAACCGTGTTACAGACGATAAATTTTGGATGATATACAACGATTGGAAGTTGATTGACAGTGAGATGAAGCACAATAAGTCAGACGTTGAAAAAGGCAAGATGAGTTTAACAGACCTTGCCGAGCGCATGAACGAACTGCAACAGAATGGCGACCATAAGCGATGGGCACGTTTGAGAGGCTACATGAAAGGCTATGACGAATTACGCAAGGCGCGCAATAATGGAGCAGACGTAGAAGAAGCTATGGATGAACTTAAGAAAGATGTTGTAAAAGAAGAAGAGAAAACACTAACGAATAAATAGTTAAACTTATGATAGTGTAGGCATTGTTTATCTTTGGCTACACTATTAAATTGGATTTCAATATGCATACTGTTACAAATAAAAGGGAGAAGCTTATACCGATGAGCCGTATTACTCCAAATACAAAAAATGAGGAAATGGATACGGTTGCTTTTCATGCAAACAATTTTGAGAGGCGTAGGGCTTTTGATGTGCTCATGGAAGCTCAACACTACTGGAACGAAATGGAGCAGTTCCGAAAAGATAGACAGAGAAACAAGAGATACACCTACGGAGACCAATGGGACGATAAGATTTGCGTCGATGGCAAAACGATGACAGAGGAAGAGTACATCAAGCAGCAAGGTAACGTTCCGCTAAAGAACAATCTTATCCGAAGACTTGTTCGTAATGTACTTGGTGTGTATCGCTCGCAATCGAAAGAGCCTACATGTGTAGCACGAGATAGAGATGAGCAGAAACTTGGAGAAACTATGTCTACCATTCTGCAATGTAATATGCAGCTCAACAGAATGAGCGAGGTATATGCACGTACAATGGAAGAATTTCTAATCTCTGGCTTTATTGTACATCGCAAAAGTTATGGATGGCGTAACGGTAAGGAAGATTGCTGGACGGATTACGTACAACCTAACAACTTCTTCATTGATAACAATATGCGTGATTTCCGCGGTTGGGACGTTGGTTGCTTAGGAGAAGTGCACGATATTAGCTTTGGGCAACTCTGTGAGCAGTTTGCAGAAGCCCCAGAAGATTATCGTAAACTGAAGGACATATATAAATGGGCAGATAGTAAGGAATATATAGCGAGCTACGCAGAGAAGTTTGGCTATAGTAGACTTGATAATTTTGATTTCCTCTTCACCAGTGAACCTGGAAGATGTCGTGTTATAGAGGTTTGGCGCAAGGAGCAGAAGCCACGCTATCGTTGTCATGACTACCTTAATGGAGACATCTATAAAATAGATGAAGAAGATTATTACAAGAATGTTGTTTCGGTAAATGAGCAGCGTATGCAAATGGCAGAAGCATCTGGAATGCCAGCAGAAGAAGTTCCGCTTATCAAAGCTACTTGGTTCATGGATGATTATTGGTACTTCTATTATCTTTCCCCATTTGGACATATCCTTAAAGAAGGAGAAACTCCTTTTGAACACGGAAGTCACCCTTATATATTCAAGGCTTATCCTTTCATAGATGGAGAGATACATTCATTTGTTAACGATGTCATAGACCAGCAGAGGTATACTAACCGCCTCATTACGCTGTATGATTGGATCATGCGAGCGAGTGCTAAGGGTGTCTTGCTGATGCCAGAAGACTGTCTACCTGATGGAGTAAGCATGGAAGATATTGCGGAAAGCTGGGCGGAGTTTAACGGAGTTATAATCTTTAAGCCGTCTAAGACTGGGCAAATGCCACATCAAGTAGCGAACAACTCTACCAATATTGGTATTACCGAGTTGCTCAACTTACAGCTAAAATTCTTTGAGGATATATCAGGTGTGAATGGGGCTTTGCAGGGTAAGCCTGGCTTCTCTGGGCAAAGTGCATCTATGTATAATCAGCAAGTTCAGAACTCTACAATGTCATTGCTTGATATGTTGGAGAGCTTCTCTTACTTTGTTATAGATGGAGCTTATAAAGACGTGAAGAATATACAACAGTTCTATGATGGGAAACGTGTGTTTAACATCGCAGGTAAGAACGGTACGCAAATAGAATACGACCCTAAGAAAATTAGAGATGTTGAATTTGACCTGTCTATCACTGAAAGTACAACAACACCAGCATATCGTCAACTTGCTAATGATGTTCTTATGCAACTATGGCAAGCTCAAGCTATTAGTGTAGAACAACTACTTGAACATGGAGACTTCCCATTTGCAGATGATTTACTGCAAAGTCTACAATCTCAAAAAGAACAGATACAGCAGGGACAGTTACCCCAAGGTGTTTCACCGCAAATTATGCAAAAAGCGCAACAAGGAGCTAATATGCAAGCAGTAGACCAACTACATCAAGCGTTACAAGCTTCATAACAAAAGGTGTAGGACTATCCTACACCTTTTGTTTATCTTTTCTTATTTACATTCTTTTGAATATTCTCTACCGCTAAAGGGTCATTGGTAAGGGTGGCAATGCCGTCAAGACTTTGTTTTTGTCTTACGTTGTATCTTCCCATTGCACCAAGAGTAATACTGTTGCTTCTTCAATTCAATAACAGAGGCTGGCATTTCTGCTGTCCCATTTCTATATGGTGTTGCATAAAAGCACTCTCTTTCAAGGTCAGCAACAAAAGCCTTATTGGTAATATAGCCTTTGTGTTTTAGTCGACGAAAGTTAAATCTATCCATGACAAGGAGTGCTTTCTTTGTACCTGACGCTGGCATAACATAATAACGTTCACCAGTTCTCTCATGTGCCTCATTCGCCTTCCTTACCGCTTCACGATAGCGAAGGTAAGCTTTCATTTTTTTAAAAACATTCATCATCTTATTATATATTAAATTAAACTTATATTGTTGCAGCTGATACTGCTTTCTTTTTTTTCGGGACGCGCATCTTGACACGCAGCACAATAGTTGGTATAGGCATTTCAAAAAAGCAAATATGAAGACCAATAGCACGTGTCATTAATAAATCGTCATGCTTACCAATAATAGCACCAAAGGCTCCATTTTGTTTTTTCTCATAAACCACATATTCGTCCAAACAACGCTCATCACGTTCAATGTACATATGCTCACGTACTACTTTAATCAGAGTTGATATGATCATGGGCTTAGTTGCAACGTTGGTGTGGAAACCATACTTACGAGGCAGACCTTCCCTAATCTCGTCTTCTGTTTGCTTACGTGCATAGAGATTGGGGTAGACTTCTTTAATTTGATTAAGGATAAAGTGTGATAAATCTCCATCAACTTGTCTTTCCTTGTCATGCGTCTCAAGAGTGTTACTCTCGATAACAAGTAGAGAGTTGTCATAGAAAGCAGCTATCTGTGCAGCTTTCCATGCAAGTATATCCATATCAATATGTCCGTACCATTGAGCAACAACTTCTGGTCTACCTCCATCTAACATAAATAGACGGTCTATTACTAAGATAACAGACCAGTCGGCTTTTTTCGAGCGCCCACCAATATCAACTATTGTAAGATACCTATTTGTAACAATTTCTTTATCATCAATCTCTGGTAAATCCCAAATCCATAGTAATCCTTGTGTATCTTCTGCAAAGCGAAGATTCTTTAGTGCGTCCTTACCAGAATCGCCATCTGCATAAACATCTCCAATATACTTAGGCTGTTTGCACGATGCTCTAAACTCATCAACTTTATACTTATCGAAGACACGTTCACCAGAATGTACAAAGGCTTCAATATCATCAGATGGATATTCAGAAGCCATTGGGGCATGTTCATTATATTTAGCACGCTCTTGTATATACCAGTTAATTGCTTCTAACGTTGCGCCCTGCTCCCACAACCACCACAGGTACTTTCCACTTTCAGCACGTGCCGATGAAGCACTACCATTATTACGATTCTTCCATAGCCATATAGCAAAATCAGCTTTTGCGTCATTGTCTTCAAAAGCCAAAGAATACTGCTCTATGTCAAACCAAGAAACAAACATTGCTTCAAACTGTGAAGTTCCACGTTTTGCCGCATCATATTCTCGCTGAAAGAAGTTTCCTGTACCATTTGCTGTACTCTCGTAAACAATCATCGTATACGGCTTCAGTAAGATTCCAGAGCAAGCTGAGCGTACAATATCCTCAGGCTTCTTCCCATCTGTAGTTTTCCATAGTCCCACCTCGGAAAGATGTACTAAATTGTAATCTCCACCACGGCAAGAGTCTGGTCGTTCAGCAGTACCAATTTTTATCTTGCAGTTACGTTGTGGTACACGATGAATAGAACCAGAGTGCCCTACTCCTACTAGTTTAGATTCATTTTCATTGTAAGTTTCACCCAGCTTGTAAAGCATAGATATAGGATAGGCTTTAATCATTCGATCAAACATATCCTTGATTTCATCAGAACCTGCACCTTGATGAGCGATGATAAGCGAATTAAGACCGACCTTGTGAACGAGCTGAAGCCACGCCATATACAACTGAGAAGTTGTAGAACCGCCCCATTGTCGTGCCTTTAGCAGAACTATTCGTATAGGTTTATTGGCTTTGCGTAAAGCTTCAAGCCGCTCTACGAACTTCCTTTGAGGTCGTGTGAGTCGAAACAACACATCTTCTCCGCCACCTTTATTTTTAATAAAAACATATAATGCAGCCCAAAAAGCAAAGTCATAGCGACACCTTAACCGCACAAATTGTTCTATAACCTTAAGACGATCTTCCTCAGAATATTCTACTTCTAATTCTTCTGTTAGGAATTTTATGATACTTCCACACTTGATTAACAGTTTTACCAATGGAATGCTAAGCATTTCAACAGGAATATACTGTGTTTCTAATGGAAATCCATCTATATGTACTTCAACACGTTTCCCAATAGACCCTACACCACTGATGGGGTCAAACTTTTGATAAACGTCGGCATTACGGTTATCATTCTCTTTTAATATACTTATTACTTCTTTTTGCATCTTGTTATAGGATAGTTAAGAAGCGAGAACAAAAAACCAGATAAATAACAGTATAGATGTAGCCATGCATTAGTATATGGAAACACAAAGCCAACAGCAAGATAGAAGATCATCCATGCTTGATAGTACAATTTCCTACCTACTTCAAAAGAGATTGACCCAAAAAGGAAGAATACTACACCAGATAGTCCTATAGTAGGCAATTTCGAAATTGGTAATACTAATGAAAGAGTATCTATTGGAAAAGTTATAGCAACAATATAAGCAAGTATAAGTCTTTGCAATCTGATGTTGTAGATAAAAAATAAACAGACAAGACACCAAGCGTTAAGAGCAGCATGTATAATACCTGAATGAAAGAAAGGATAGAGACATCTCCCCACCCACGAACCTCCTGTATAGATACCAATGGTATGCCAATTAGTAAAATTCAATAAAGATAGTATCATTATGACAAATGCTAAAAGCAATGCTGTAATCTTTTCTTTCTTTCTTCGTATCTTTTCTTTTTCTCTTTGCATATCATAATTCTAATACTACCAGCACTAAGATAGAATTTAGGTGCAGGCTGTGCTACAACTATCTCACAACACTTATTAATCGACCAATGAGGATTCTTTTTCTTAAGTTCAACAACACGTTTGTGTATTTCATGAAACATTTCACGTTTTAGAGGGCGCATCTTATAATAAGGGTGTTTACCTTTTATAATTGCCATTATAATTTTGCTTGCCCAAATCTCTGATACCCAAAATCTTCGAGAAGGCATATTAGATATCTGTTTACAAATGTGTGGAATACTGATATATTCACATGACGATATATGCTCGTTATATAGCCTCATTATATCGTTCATGCGCTCTTCTGCATACTCCATTGTGGAACCTCGATGTTTCATAACAGTCTTATCTATGTTCCAAAGTTACAAAAAAGAACGTAAAAACTTAAACGATTTATATAATATTTGTATCCTATTTTTGCATTAAAACAACCATCATAAATTTAGAGATATAAGATTATGGCTGAAAATCCAACAGTTAAGAGTAATCGTGACAAGTTTAAGGAAAGGATTAGTAAGAAGTATCCTGATCATAACTTTGATGACGAAGAAGCTTTGTATGGTCAAATAGGAGATGACTACGATGGATACGAAAAGGATATTAATGGTTATAAGGAGCGCGAAAAAGCCTTCTCAGACCTCTTTACAAGTGATCCTCGCAGCGCATCCTTCCTCACCAACTGGCGTAAGGGTGGCAATCCAGCCATTGAGTTAGTACGTATGTTCGGAGATGACTTCGTAGAAGAGCTTAAAGACCCTGATAAGCAAGAAGAACTTGCAAAAGCAAGTCAAGAGTATGCTGAACGTGTTGCTAAAGAGAAAGATTTTGACGAGCAGTATCAAAAGAATATTGCTGAAACAATCGCTACCATAGAATCTATACAGAAAGAAAATGGCTGGAGCGATGAACAGGTGGACAAGGTTATGGAGTTCCTTGTAAACATAATGAAAGATGGTATTCTTGGTAAGTTCTCTCGTGAGAGTATTGAAATGGCTTCTAAGGCTATCAACCATGATGCTAACGTGGAAGAAGCTGCACATGAAGGTGAAATTCGAGGACGTAATGCAAAGATTGATGAGAAACTCCGCAAGAAATCTCATAATGATGGAACAGCTAATCTCAGTGGCAAGAACGGAGGTAGCAGCTCTCAACGACAAATGCCTGATCTTGGTGCTATCAGCCGCTACGATGGAAATCAGTCCATTTGGGAACGTGGTGGAGAGAAACGCACAGCGTATAAATAAATATCACAATTAATAATTCAAAACGAAAAAGAATGAAAACAATTAAGAAAAGTTCGAGTTTTCTCTATCGCATTATGCTGACACTGCTAGCTATTGTGATGGGAGCGTCACATGGCGTACTAATGGCAGATGCTACAGCTTTACCAGATGCAGGTAAGACCCGAGCAGGTGCAGAGGGCACTGGTGGTACAGATGGTATTGCCACTGAAACACAGGGTCGTACAGATGGTGCAGAAAATTTCTACATGAGTGATGTAGACCAGCGTATCGTTAAAATTCGTCCTATGGCTACGCCAGTGGATCAGATTAGTCGCTATGCTAAATCAAGCTCTTGTGACTCATTTGAGGTGAAGTATTATTCTGTTGGAACACGTGAGATTAAGTGTACTACTACAAAGAAGGTAGAGGCTATGACCAGTGGTGCCAGCACGTCACTTCCTGTGAGCGACACCAATATGTTTACACTTGATGATACTATTCGTGTAGTTGGTGTTAAGGGGGTAACGGATCCTAATACAGGTAAGGCTTATACGGGTAGTAATATTCCTGATCTTGTGCTGTGTGTATGCGGTAAGGATGCTTCAACAAACGTCCCTACAGTATATGCAGTTAATGGCTCTATGGACAATACCTCTAAGCAGCCTATCTTTGTTCCAGAGATTAAGAGTGGAGCTACGCTTGTAAGAATGGGTAAGGCTTGTGGAGAATTGGATGTTCAGACTGGACGTTTCAATAATATTCCAATGCCAGAGACTCAGTACTGTCAGAATTTCATGATTCAAGTAGAACAGTCAACCTTTGATAAAATCGCATCAAAGGAGGTGAATTGGAATTTCTCTGATTTGGAAGAGGATGGTATCTACGACATGCGCCTTGCAATGGAGAACACTTACCTTTTTGGTGTTAAGAATGTTATCAAGCATATTGCTAAGGAGGGCATGAACACTTGGTTCACTGGTGGAATCTGGTGGATGGCTGGAAAAGACATTGAGGTTGGAAAGTGGGATGCTGCAAAGAATTGTGCAGTTATTTCAGATGAAGACCTCGTCGATATCACCAAGGATTTGTTTGTTGGTACTGGTATTGGAAACAAACGTAAGATTCTCCTCTGCGGTTCAGACATGCTTTCTGCATTCTCTAAGATTAAGAGTGACAAGTTCCGTCTGAAGGACACCGTTGAGGTTTGGAACTTGAAGTTTAAGTCATGGGATACAGACTTTGGAGAGGTTCTTACAGTTCATCATGAGTTGTTTGATGTTAATGGTATGAGTGATTGTGGCTTCGCTCTTGATCCAGAATATTTGTCTAAGAAAACACATATCTCTTGGGGTCGTAATATTCTTGACTTAAAGAAAGCAGGCATTCGTAACACCGACGCTGTAGTTATCCAGGAGGTCAGTTGTCTATACTTGCGCTATGCTAAAGCACATGCACGTATGAAGCTTGCACACGCCTAACACTAAATAATAATTAATAACACTAAGGGGTGGGATTCTCGTACATCCCATCCCTTTTTATTTATAAAGACATGACAAAGCATTATATATCAGATTCGCATATTGCGATAAATGTTACTCTTGATGGTGGAGAAAGTGTGCATTTATCTTTTATAGCACTATCAAATGGCGGCAGCGTCTTTTCAACTGATAGTGAAGAATTGCAGAATGCTATCGAGCGACACTATCGTTTTGGAGATTTATTCACCCTTAACCATATTGAGGAACCTAAGAATACATCAGAGACCGCTAAAGAAGAGTATACCTCTGTTAAAGAGAGTGAGGACGGCAATATCCATAAGATTACAGTGAACGACTTGGGAGAAGCCAAGAACTATCTCGCAGACACATTGGGTATTAGTCGCACGTCACTCCGTAGCCTTAAGACTATCCTCGAAGTAGCAAAGGCTAATAACATTGAATTCGAGGGTTTGGATAAGTAACAGCTCTATACAATGAAAGTATATCGTTTTGATGAAATAGCAAAAGATGTTCGCATAGCAATAGACCAAAATATGTCCAGTGACACACTGATAGGCTTTGATGATGTGGATACTCTTTCCTTAAACGATATCATCAAATCAAAGGTTACAGACGCGGTAAAAAGAATACATAGCACGGCACCTGTATACCTACTTGATGGAGGTAATAACTTTGGAGACGCGATTTATTGGAAGGAGCTTGAAAGTGGTTGGTGTCTGCTTCCTGAGAACTTCATGCGTCTTGTAGTATTCCAAATGGATGACTGGGAGCGTGCTGTATATCATGCTATCAGTGAGGACGATGCAGAATACAAAAAGCAAAGTAGCCGCTTTAAGGGCATACGTGGTACTCCTCAGAAGCCAGTATGTGCAATCGCTATTCGTCCAGAAGGTAAGGCTTTGGAATTTTATTCTTGCAAGAGTGAGAACGCTATGGTTAGTAGAGCAGTCTATCTTCCTTATCCTGTAATTGATGAAGATGATGGTATCGAGATTTGCGAACGCTGCTACCAAGCTGTAGTTTACACCATAGCATCATTAGTATTAACAACTTATGACAATGCTGATTTAAGCAAGGCGTTGTCAGATTTAGCAAAATCAGCATTAATATGAGTTCTGTAAAGACAACGCAATTAGATGGCGACGTATCCGTTGGTCGCAATACTTCTATAGGAGGAAGTCTCACTATACAAGGTAGTGGGCGAGTTAAAGGTACTTTTGTTATAGACGGCTGGCTTGATGCAAAGAATATCAAGGGCTCTAATAAAGGAATCTTTACAACCGTCAAAAAGCTACGTGAAGCATATCCACGTCCTCACGATGGCTGGTGGGCAATTGTCGGCAATACGCTACCAAGCCCTATCTATGTAGGTGATGGTGGAGAGTGGGTTGCAACAGGAGAATCTGGCGGCACACCAACGCTTGAAGATACCGATGGTGCTTTACAAAGAGCTGTTGAAGAAGTCAAAGAGAAACTGACCGAGAGCAAGAAAGCTATCGAGGATATGGTGAGAGAGCTGCCTATTGCGCAGGAGGCAGGCGATAGTGCAACTTCTGTGATGTCACAAAAAGCGGTGACGGAAGAAATCAGTCCTCTTAGGGAAAAAACGCCTATTGAAACAGTAGGAGATGGTTTCTTTGTGTCAGATAAATTTGGGAATATCATTATGAAAATCGATTCTAACGGTTTTGATGTTGCGAAACTATCTGCGCACTTTTTGTCGCTTTTAGCACCATTGATAAATATCCCTGTTTTTGAGACAAAGGAGAGCGGGTTCTACGTAACTGACGCAAACCTTAATATAGGATTTCAGGTTAACTCAGAGCACAATAATTACTTACAGTTTAAATATTAATATATATATATATGGGTATAGCAATCAT